TCGTCAAGTTTTGCCTGTACACACCTGACTTTGGGATTGTCAGTTGGCCTACCCATTTTTTTCTTCACTTTTACCACCTCACTTTCGTAATACATAAATTGTATCATTATATAATACGAAAGTCAATATGCCTTTATAATTTTGAGCATTAAAAAAGCGAGCGCATAAATTACGCACCCGCATCCGCATATAATCATTGAATCATCCCTTTATCTGATATCGTTCCATTTCCCCGATGTAATGGTTTTTGCGCTCCCTTTACTGTATTCGCCTGTATATTTATCAAAAGTATAAACAATGCGCCTATCAGTGTCCACATAAAAAGAATATCTGTCTGACATATCTTCAAATAATTTTATTATCGTACTGGCTGCAATCGCACAGCTTAACAGCAAGGCAGCTATAACAATGCATATTCCTAGAAATTTAGTTTTCATCATACCACCCCTGCTACATTATACCTTTTTTAATCTTTCTTGTATATTGGCAAGATAAGATTTATTTATTTCGTATATCGGCGGTGAAAACTTATCATACTTTTCCATGTGTTTCAGCATTCTTTTAGATATTTCTATTTGCGCCGCCATGGAATTCTGATATTCAAGCAATGTTGAAATGGCTTCGCATCTTGTTTTAAGTTCTTTTAAGTCATATGTCAAACTAAAGTTATAGCAAAGTAGGTTATACGACTTTATAAATTCCCTGTCCTCATCTGCCAACGTCTTGAGTGCAATAACATCAAACATGACAGACAGCGAATTCAAAGTATTGTTAAAATCATTCACGCCGATATTTTTTTTGTTTTCAAGCCTGTCTTTCATAAAATCAACAAGTTTTATTATTTTATCTTTGCTGTATTCAAAAACATTGTAGTACCGTCCGTTTAAGTAGCATTTAAGAGCTTTAATCGTCTGTTCCATTTTTGTACTCCTTATTAAAATATTCTACTTTATACCATTCAAGCTTGCACACATTAGGGTTCGGTATAAACATATCGCCCACTGTTTCATACTGACAACCCATACAGCCATGAGAGCATTGATCTTTTATAAAACACGTCTCGCACATTGGCAAGGTGTCAGCTTCAAAGCTCAAAGCCGCTATGCAGTTTTCTACATTGCGGGCATTTATGCCGGTTATCTTTCCGCCGTCCGTGATAAACTGTCCATATTCAAGCCCATCGTAGGACGTCCTGTGACAAGGCACAATCATTAAATCACCCATTCTGACATACAGCGCAGATTGAAGCCCACAACCGATTCCACGCCCTATTTTGGACACCATGGAACCAAGTATATTAAATCCTTCTTTGTGAACGTCTCTTCCTTTTCCCCTGCACCATCTGACAAGATATTGTACAAATTCACCGAACTTTGCCATTTGCTCTTCTGTCCATTCTTCATTGCGAACCTCAAGGAGATACAAAGGATAGTTTGTGTACCCGTGCTTGTCGAACATTTCAATAAACCAGCTAAAGTTATCTATCCAGTTTTCTATGTAAGTTGAGTAAATCATGGGATGAAATCCGTATCCATATTTTTTACAGAATTCAAATACCCTGTCGTAATAATCATCATCCCGAATCATTTCTCCGTTTGCAGGTCGGTTATCCTCGCAGTATTTGCCGTCCATCGAACAACTCAAAGCTAACCTTATGCCGATATTTTTAAATTTTTCAATATAGTTTTCAACCCTTTCAGTAAGTTTTTCACTGCATATAAAAGTGAAGTTTGTCGGTATGCAGATTTGCTTTATTCCGCTGCCTTTCAACTTTTCATGTATCAACTCAAGTGCATCGAAACCAAGCTTCTGTGAAAACAATTCACCGCTGAATATATCTATTTTGGGCTTATAGTTATTATCTATCAGCCAATCCAAAAGCATGGACAGATTTTCAAGTATAACTTTAGAATCCGTCAAATGTTCAGGATACAAATCCTGTTTATGGTTCTGCAAATAGCAATACTTACACCTGAGATTGCAGTTTGGAGTAAGATATATTTCCAGCCCTTTGAAATTCACGTTTGCCAAGTCCTGTTTATCGTTTTTCCAAGCATTAAAAAAAGTGCCCTGTAAGACACTTTTTAAAAGAATATCATTTTCTGTCATAGTGTCTCCTTTACAATTTTTTGCATACATCCGTTTCCAAGCAACCTTATTAATGAAAGCGGCGGTATCAATAAGCTCCCTGTTTTTATCTTATTTTCAGCAGGACAGCTAAACCCTGTATGAATCAATAATGCCAGTAAATAGCACAAATCATTGTCTCTAAAATCATCTGATACCTGGCCGCATATCATTAGTTCCTTTATCATGGTTACGGTTGTGTTTATCTTGAATCTCATAAAGTCATGATAAGCTCTGTTGGTGTACATTATGCGGCTTTTTTTATATTTATTGTCTCTATGGAACGACGTATTATTAAACCCTCTTTCGTGCAACTTATCACCGTACGCCAGTTTAAAATATTCCGGACTGTCATAAAAAAACGTATGGTGGCATATATGCATGTTTCCGTTATAGTCTAAACCGTATTGTGTATCGCCGCCTGAACAGGTGAACATTTTAAATTTATACTGTAGTTCACGGTTAAAGTTCAACAGCTTTTTAAATCTCATAACATATCCATTAGTTTCTGTGTAGTATTTTAAAAACCGTTCCTGTTGATTTAACCTTTTAACCTCTGATATATATTTAAAAAACTGTCCCGCAACTTTACCATCTTCCGACGTATAATTCCCAGGAACCTCAAAGGTGGGTGTAGGCGGTAAAACTTTTTCGTCAGCAAGTTCGTCAAAAAATTTATACCATTCAATGACTTTATCAAGTGTATTTAAATCATTTTTCATGTTATCAATTGTTATTGTCGGTTTAAAACACATGTTTACAAACGAATACGGTTTTAAAAGTTCCTCTACTTCTTTGTAATGACTTATTATCTTATTAGTGGCGTTTTTGTGCCTATTTTTATCAGTTATGCTTGCGGGACCATCCAATGAAAATTGTACATTAAGTTTGCAGCCTTTAAGCTTTTCAACTTCTTTCGCCAGTTCAACTATTTGCAAATGATTAGTCAATAGATTAGTTGAAAACTTTATTTCTTTCAGCCAAATCAATTCTTTGACTAACGGTATAAAGTATTCCATTGTCAAAGTAGGTTCAGTTCCCCAAAACGATAAATAATACGGTTTCTGTTCTTTTAAAAAGTTTAAATATGTGCCGTTTTTCATGGATTCAATAATTCTGTTGTGAATTTTTTTCATTTCTTCGTTTTTCGGTATAAAACAATAAGAACATGCCATATTGCATGTTCCTGCGCTCATCAACTCTATTGCTTCCATTTCATTCCTCCAATTTGAGCGTCAGCCTTTCGATATACTTTTTGTTTTGACGCGCCGCCCCAATAGATACCCTGTATTCATCCGCTGCAATTGCGTAGTTTCGCATTGCGTATATATCGTTTGCAGAATTAGCTTCTCTGAATTTGCTTTGTAAATATCCTATATAATCCTTAAAAACTTCCTTAGATTGCGCTATGGTGAAGTAATCGTATTTATATTTCGGAGGATTGCCAAGTATACTGCAAACGCGGTCAACCATAGCGTTCCATTCGCTTATAACCATATACTCATTCGCCGTATGTATCTTATAGTATCCAACGGAAAGATTAGCTCCGTAAATGTTCCATTCAGGCATTAAAGCGCATATGTCTGTGGCGCTGATTGCATCCTTAAATACAAATCCAAAACTTTCAATGTATTTATTAGCCTGATCGTTACGTGCTGCATATGTGTAATAATTATTTTTGCCTTTTCCATCAAGTTCAATCAAGATGTTTACTTTTGGATTAATTTTATCAACTGCATATTTGGCACCTAACAATCCTATTTCTTCTTTACTGCAAAACAAAACATACGGCTTGTATCCCCTGTTTATAACCTCAAATATCGCAGATACCCCCGCCCTGTCGTCTGCGCCAAGCCCTGTTTTTGATGTTAAAATGTCCTGTTCAAAAATAACCTCCGGCAAAGTTTCGTGTACCGTGTCTGTATGCGCAACCAATAATATGGGTATATCCCCTTCTGAGTAAATGTAAATATTACCTTTACCTACCAATGGCGAATACCCATTTGCGCTTAAATATGTTTGAATTTCTGAAACTAATTCAGTTTCCGACATACTGAACAAATGTGTATATTCAAACGTTGATTCAGCAAAAACCGGACAGAATATCAAGGAAAAACAAAGTATTAAACTTAACAATATTTTAGTTTTCATAAATTACCTCTTGAGTAAATTATATACCATTATTTGCAATAGTCAATATGTCAATTTACAGAATTAACAGGGAAATCGTTGCCTATGTCAACGGTTGTCCACCATGTGCTATTTTGTGAAGCATCTGCCACTGAGTCTACATAACTATTGTTATCACTGTTTATGCTTGAATTTTGGCTGCCATCAGCAGAGCTATCGGCGGTGGCGTTTACAGTAGCATTATCGCCCGTGTCAACTGTAGTGTCTGCTGTTGCGTTAACTGTGGCGTTGTCAGAAGCACATCCGGATGGATTGTCTTTTAAAAAATCTATATTAGTATGCAATTCAGCCCAATGTATGGTCTTAATTTCGGTTACGCCAGTTACTATATTTTCGCTCCATGTAAATCCCATATAATCGCCCCCATTAAACCGTTGCGTTATCGCCGCTATCAATAACAGAATTTGCAGTACCATAAATCGTCGCATTTTCGCCAGAATCAACGCTTATGTCGTCTCCAAGATCGTAGCTTGCGTCATCCCCGCTATTTACCGACGTATCATCTCCGCTGTCTACAGTTGTGTTTTTGCTGCTATTTGCCGTTGCATTTGCAGTAGTATCAACCGTAGTATCCTCGCTGGAATTTTCACTTGAACACGATAATGTGCTCGCACTTGCCAAATCACACGCTGAACGTATTTCATTTATTTGTGCCGCAAAAATATAACTTCCACTTGTGCAGGAAGCCATTTGTGTCCATGTAAAAGACGTTGCCCTTGCAACCACTTCCGCCGAAGCATTGCTTTTTACTTCCAATACCGCCGAAGCCGTTATTACTGATCCTGTTGCTATTGTATTAGCCCACACATAAGCCATATTATCACCTACTTATATACTGCGTTATATACTTTTGTTGCGTAAAAATAGCCATTAAAACCTATGCTTGTTGTTGTTCCGGTTGGTGCTGTTGTTGCTCTTGCGAAACCGGACAAAAGACTGCTTACAGCGGTGCAATTCAATGAATTCTGCGCCGTGGCCGCACTTGCCGCATAACTTGCGCTCGCTGCTGCCAAAGCCGTAGTAGCCGCATTTGCAGTTGTCGCCCTTGCCGCTGTGGTAGCTGACAAAGCTCCTTGTGCTGTCGTTGCGCTTGCGGCGAATAACGCAGATACTGCGTATAATGCTGTAGCCGCATAAGTGGCCGATACTGCTTTTAAGGCTGTAGTTGCCGCTGCCGCCGTTACCGCCGTAGTCGCATTTGCCGCTGTTCCTGCGCTCGCTGCATAAGTAGCACTTGCCGCAGCTAAAGCCGTTGTTGCTGCCAAGGCTGTTACCGCATAAGCCGCAGATGCCGCATAACTGGCGCTTGCGTTTATCGCAGAAACCGCCGTGTTCAGTGACCGTATGGCAGAATATACCGATGAACCTGTCGATACTCCTGTTATGCCACTTATGCCTATATAATCGGCTCCGCTTACGCCGCTTAATATGCCAAGTTCATCTACTGCGCTGTTCAGCAATGGACGGTAAATGGCGTTTAGCTGGCTTGCTATATCGTTCCAATTGGCTTGAAGATTGCCGCCTGTGGCTAAATTTGATGAATCAAAAACTGTCCACGGATTTGTTCCGGACAGCGTTAATGTAATTGTTGATACCGCTGCTGCACTAATCATAAAATCACCCCTTTATTGCACGTAACTTATTATAATTTAGTCACCCGTCTAATTCTTGCAATGGTGCCCGATGATAACAAATCTAAATCACCACCACTTGTCTGAGTGGCTATAATGCTTACCGTTTCATTTGCGGCAAGTTCCAAAAAAGCACTTGCGCTAATATATGTGGAAACAGTTCCTACACTTGGTATTGATAAAACGCTTATACTGTTCAAATTTAAATATCTAACACCGGTTACGTTCCCATTATAACGAAAACGCACACATATATCGTATATGCCTTTTTGCAATACTTTTATTTTTCCAGTTCCGCTTTCTATTCCGCAAAAGTCCTCGCTGTTATATGATGTTTTTGCTTCCCACACAACTTCGGTATTTGCGGTATCTGGTATACTTTGGTTTGAGGTTTTAGAGAATATCGCATATTTGGCTAAATCCGCAAATTGTGCGGGAATTCCGTTTATCACATCAAACCCCACATTAAGCAGATTCCCCTTATTATCGTAGTACCCTCTCGGTCTTATATAATCGTCTCTTCTGTCAACCACCTATATCACCCGCCGATCTATCGTATAGTGCAATTTGCTGTTAAGCAAAGTAAAACCCTCGTTCAAAGTATTACACTGTACTTTATACTGAAAATACTTACCTTTAAGGTTAATCGGTACTCTTTTCGGAAAGTTTGCATATATCGCTTTGTTCGGCGCAAATTCGTTAGGGTCGAACAAGTCAGGCAGCCAAATTCCTCCCAGTTCATACGATGCCGACACAGAAGAACCGGTTATGTCATTTATATATACCGTTATTGCTATCGTGGTGTTGCCAAACATTGACCGGAATTCAAAGTACAAATGCGTGAACAGTTTAATCAAGTCGTAGCTATTCCCTGGATTCATTTTCTTTGAATACCAGTATGCATCAATCGCCGTTCCGTCGTCGCTCACTGCGGAAGGGTCAAGCTTGTACAGATTACCAGCGCCGCCAAAATACATGTACCCGTCCTTGACGTTGAAGCATGTCGGCTCATGCGCCAAAGTCCACTTAATCCACGGATAAATAGTTCTGCCGCTGCTTTGATGAATAAGATTTTGCTGTAGGATGAAAATCTGGTTATTGACATGCAGCCAGTATTTTTTATCGTGTATTGTGCCAAATGCGCTTGCCCTGCTTGCAGCTGTTTCTGTCATAAGTCCGTCGCGTATTCCGGTAAAGCCGTTTATGTCCTCACTGATAAGGTCAAGCTTGTACCCTGCGCCCTCTGTCCTTAACTGTACTACGCCTCTTTGACTTAATGCCGTAGGTATGCCGTCAACCAGCCTTAAAGTATCGGTTGCGATAAGCCCTTCGCCGTCGTACATTTCAGTGATTGAATTATTCGGAGGCGCGCCAATCAAACCATGAATGGAACGGTATTTCCACAGTTGCAGGGTGTTTGCAGTCTTAAGAAATCCCATCATTTTATCATTTTTTACCCCTACATCAGCATATGATGTTGCAGGAAAGTAAGTCGGATCCACGGTATCGCACCAGAATACTCTCGCAGGAAACGACGGATTGCCGCTCAGATAAGCGTTGGTGTCGTTGCCCTCGCCGTATGTCTCGCAGAATGTACAGTTGGTGATGCAGGTTGCAAGTAACACAGGCTTGTATGCTGTTATTTCAACATTACCTATACCCGATGTTGGCGCAGTAGTCAGAGCAAAGTACCCGCTTGCATAATTCACTGTGTAACCCGCTGTAGCCGCACCAGATGTCAAAGTAGCGTTATCCACGATAACTATGTTGTTGCCTGTCGTAAGGCTCTCAAATGACATGTAGAACGTCGTAGACGTGCCGTTGCCTGAGAATGTTTCTTCAAATGCAGATGTAAGATAGTTCAGTTCGTCAATCTGCCCTCCGCCTGTGCCGTCAGGATTTTTGTCAGCGTAGTATGTCGGAACATACCCCATCACTGTTGATGCCGTTGCGCCGTTATATTCAATATATCCCGAACCGTCCATGATATAAATATTGCCGTTCATTTCAAATGCTCTTGTAGTGCCGGATGCCATTCCAGAATAAATCGTAGTGGCAGAACCCGCAAGGTCTATGTTCAGCGCAGTACCCATAGGATAAATGAAATCGGATGAACTGAACGAATTGTAGACGAACAGTGCATTAATGTTTTGTGTCGCAAGTGCCGTTGAATAGTACCTTGTATATCCATAGCGTGAATTTATGCCGTACAGTTCATTGTTTACGATATTTTCACAATCCGGACTTTGGTCGTCGTTTATGTCAGTAGGCGGTTTTGTTACATTTAGTCCGCCTATAAAAGCTGTTATAGGATATTCCTGTAGTGCCATATTATCACCACCTGCGCGAATTGTTTATAGTCTGTTTGCCGTGTTCAGTTGACGTGTCTATTGAATTGCGCTTCTTTTCATATTCCGCTATAAACGCCTGTCCCTGTCCAACATTTATCCCATTGCCGATAAGTATGTCGCCGGCCACGCCGTAAGGAATCATTAAAGCTGTCCTGTCTTTTATCAACAATACGTCTGTAGCTGTTGCCACTGCTGACGGTATAATCCAATAGTCAAGGAAGAATTCAGCAGAATATCCCCTGCTTATCAAAAGATTGCCGCCGTCGATTCTGTAGTCTGTCAGCGTCCCACATTCCCCATTTACGCAGTATCTGACCTTCTTTATGTCGCCATAGTCAGACGGTAAGGCATATTCACAGTATGGCTTAAATGAAGGTATAGCAGCAGTAGAATCACCAAAAGTGTAGGGATAAAAAGCTGCATTCCTTATTCTGTATTCCTGATCGCCGTAAAAGTTCAATTTGATATAATCGGATGATACCGTCGCTGTGACAAAGTTCCTGTACACTGTGAATGTACTTGCCGCTGTTACGGTTACAGTGGACAAGGTTGTCATGGTCGAAATGCTTGAACCTTCCAGAATGTCTACGCTATGTGCACCATCACATTCATAATAATAGGCGTATGCACTTGCCGCCGTATATCCTACGCTTGTTGTGGTATGGGTATCATAGGAAAATGTTTCACCTAACATGTTTGCTATCGGAAACTGCGATATTGCCACGCTTGACGCTATCTTGTCCTTTTGGGCAAGTTCAAAATAGTGAACATTAACGCTCTCTAAAACTCTATTTGTCAAAGACAAATCAATATTTGCGCTTATTGTCGAATATTCGGCCAATAATTTATAGGCAAAGTTTTTTATATCGTTTAATGTGTAATTTCCCACCCATATCACCCCTTTCAAATAAAATAGGAGCCTGTTGGCTCCTTTTGTTCAAACATTTATCCAATTGCGAACCTACGCTCTATTCAAAAGCATATAATTCACGCTCCTTTATTTCTTCATATGGCGTCAAGTTTTTATCAAAAGCATATGAAATACAAAATCCTCCTTAAAATTCATCAGTTATCCAAGAAAGATATAAATTATTACGCTTTTTAAACACTACAGAACTCTTACAATGCCTACATTCAAATTTAGCTTGCTTTGTATCGTCTGGTGGATATTCCTCCACCTCTGTTTTGCATCGTGGACATAATAATTTCTCGTTTTCAATACTAATTGGCTGTAACATACTTTTGCCTCCTATTTTAATTATATACATAATTCTTAAAAAATAAACCGTTTACTAAGTGCGAACTCAAAGACTTTTCACAAAATTCTCAACAATCGTTGAAAAATACGCATGTCCAGCATCATTAAGATGAGTACCGTCAACATTTAAAAAAGTGCCTTGACGAGCTGTTGTTATTGCGGCTGGTATACCGCTTTCAGGCTCTTTATTATATATTAACGGTACATTATCAGCCCATGTGTCAAGTATAGGGATGGCATACTTTACACCCATTGCTCTTATTGCTGTTCTATATGTCAAATTTAGGAATGCCGGAGGTATTATAATTCCAATTTTAGCAGTAGCATGATTTGTAATAAGATAATTTAAAACTACATCCCAAGCCCCATAAAACGTAACGTTAGTTGTATCCGCTGATGTGCCAACCGTTGCGCTTTGACCAGCGTCATTTATACCATACATAATTAGTATGTAATCAGCGTCCGTATCAAGCTGAGTATATAACCCGTCAGCGTCTGAAAAACCATTGGTTTGACCATCTCTATGAGTTAGTAACCATCCCTGCCGTCCATAATTACGGTATTTCATATTATTACGTTGAGCTATCAACGCACCAAATGTCGGTTTTAAAAGTGTATCAAAGTCGGTCAGCGTAGTTCTTTGCCCCTCTGTAATGCTATCTCCTACAAGCACAATTTTTTTATCACTTAAGCTGCTTTTGAGCGGTATTACGTTCTTATTCCTATATATTGTTTTTGTGTTTGCAAAATATCCACCGTTGATAATAGCTTCTACCATGTCAGTTGTAAGCCTGTCGGTTATATCAACCATTATCAAATCACTATACTCAATTACAGCATCCTTGGCGGCTTGGTTAATGGAATAGCCCATATCCAATATACCATCAGAAGTTGCGGTTAGGATTTGCCCTAAACATTGGTATGAATCCAAATAAAGAGTACTTCCAGCTTGCGTCCCTGAACTGTTTACACCATGTCCATTATAGCTGGTAGAAAAATATGAGTTTACTGCTAATTTTGCCGCAGTGGCAGTAGATGAATCAGTGTTAGGATCTATTGATGTAAAAACACTTCCAGATCCATACGATGTACATTTTTCTTTAACGCAAAACAAATATGAATGTCCATCCGTCACATTGAAGCTCGCTTTAAGATATGGTGCTGAACTATCTAATGCTGCCAAATCAAGCATTACAGGAGTATCGCCAGGGTCTGTGCTGGGCATTCCGCTTGAGCCAACAAGAGCAACTAGATCAGATGTGCCGAACATATTCACAAGGTCAAGTTTCCAGTTGTCTATAGCGGTGTCATGCTGCGCAATTTCTGCCACTTGTTCGGTATTATCCGTTACCTCTCCCCAATTATTAGTAAATTTGATTCCCATAAAATCACCCCTTACAGGTCTATTTGTAAATATTTTAATGGTTGCGCCGCGCTTGCTAAAAACCATATTCCAGTAGTCAAATGTAACGGTCCTACTTTTTCGCCTGTGCCGATATCCCAGCTGCCGGTTCCAGAGCCAAGCGTTGACGCTATGCCCATATAAATCAAACCGGTTCCTGCATTGTGTATATGAAATGTGCCGTTATATGGAAAAGTTGTTGCTACCGTGGATACCGTCATTGACGATACCAGATTGAATGAATACCCATCTTCTTTAATTATTTGCGCCATAATTATTCCCCCTTACAAAATCTTGAGTGCACCGCCAGTCTTTGCGGCGTGTCCAAATTGCCTTTTGAATCGCTTGTCTTGCCGCATTTCTTGCATGTGTAAAGCTTTTTCGCTGTAATCTTTCTAGGTTCCTTTTCTTTAACTTCTTCTTTAGCCTCATGCGGCTTCAAAAGCATGATTATTTCCGAAAGTTGCTCGGATATATTTGACAGGAGCATGTTGCCTGTGTCGTTTTGTACGCGTTTTTGATCTATATAATGCATATTCCCTCCAAAAAAATAAGGCGGTTTTTAAGCCGCCTATTTTCTAAGCATTTCCAATTACCATGTAATATGCGGCTACCTCGGTTGCCGTACCGGATGCATTGCACACTATCCACCGTACGCCTGTCTGCGTTGCCACGGCACCAGCTATGATGCCTGTTGCCTGCGGTGTTATATGCGCATACAAAGCGGTTGACAGTCCACAGTTTGTCACGCTTGACATTACCGTAGCATTTGACGCTGTTACTGTGCCAAAAGCCACTTTATATTTTGTGCCGTATAAAAGCGCATTAAGCTGCGCTGCTGTAGCTGTAACACCGGACAAAGTCCCTGCACTTGCTGCGTATGATGCGGATGCCGCTGCCAATGCTGTAGTAGCTGCTGCCGCCGTTACCGCCGTAGTCGCATTTGCCGCTGTTCCTGCGCTCGCTGCATAAGTAGCACTTGCCGCAGCTAAAGCCGTTGTTGCTGCCAAGGCTGTTACCGCATAAGCCGCAGATGCCGCATAACTGGCGCTTGCTGCCGCATCTGCTGTCGTGGCTCTTAATGCCGCTTGTGCTGTCGAAGCCGACACCGCATAAGTTGCGCTGGCGGCTGCTAATGAAGTTGCTGCTGCGTCTGCCGTAGCTGCTCTTAGTGTATAGCCTGTTATCATTCCAGCTGTTACTGTTGATGCAAGTCCGCTGAACAGGTTGTTGATCTGCGAAGCTTCACAGCTTGCGGTCAAGCCTGAAAATACTCTGTTCATAGCTACATAGTTTGCGCTTGCCGTCAATCCAGACACAAGATTATTGACTGCCGATGCGTATTGGTACATGGTGCCGGCTGAATCGTAAAAGCCTTCTGCGCGGACATATGAGGATACCCTCGTTGTTTCAGTAGACATTTTGTTTCACCTCCAAAAAGCACCTTTTCAGGTGTTCAAATTTTGTTTCTTGATTTGTAGTAGCACGATCGGCTACAATATTTAGCCCTGCCACGTTCTACATTTGAAATTACTGCATCAAATTCCTTCCCGCATACTTGACAATTCACATTGACTAAGCTTTTTCGTTCCTTTTGTTTCATGGAAGGCATATTTTTAAAATCATTATTTAAACATTGCCTGCTACAATACCTTCCCCTGCCATCATCAATTCTTGCCTGAGTTGTAGGAAAGCCCTTTCCGCAATACTTACATTGCGCAATAACTTGTTTAGTTATAGGCTTTGGTTTATGTGTGCCGGTTTGCGCCTTTTGTGAGCATTCAGGAGAACAGTATTTGCCCCTTCCAATTGACCGCTTATATGCAGTAGTCCAAAATTCCTTTCCGCATACAAGGCAATTTGCCGTAAAGCTTGTTTTGGGTTGAGACATACTCGCGTGCTTACATTCTTTACTGCAATATTTGCCGCGTCCGTCAAGAAGTCTGTCTGTAGTAATTTGAAACTCAATTCCGCAAGCTTGACATTTAGTTGTTGTAATGGCATGTATTCTGTTTCTATGTGGATTGTGCAGCTTGGTATGGCACGAATTGCAAAGGGTTATCAAGTTGTCGAGGTCATTATTAACGTTTTCACTATTGCCGCTTTCGTCGATATGATGAACAGCAATGTGATGTGTACTTTTGCAAACAGTGCAAGCATGCCCATCGCGGATTAAAGCCTTCTTTCTGTTGCCTCCAAATCTCTCGTCGTCTTTGGACTTTACATTAAAAAAAGTCTTCCTGCATTCATCGCCACAAAATACCATATGATGGCTGTCGGGAATAAACGTTTTTCCACAACCTTTGCACGGTACAGGAAACACGGGATTAGCCTTTTCGTACGTATGCTTTCTGTAGCAACTACGGCTGCAACACATTTTGTCGCTTCTTTCTGCCTCAAATTCATGCCCACAACTCACGCACACCTTAACCAATGCCAACACCTCCAATATAATGATACATTTATTGTACCACTATATTGGAGAATAGTCAATTATTTTTTGTATACTTAGTTGGATGATTGCCTCAAAATGCGCTATGCAGGTATATTTCCGATTGCCCACTGCCAAAGATATATCCCAATTCCGAACCTTGCATACACCCCAACTTCCCATGACATTGTTTGCCAATTCCTGTTATCTGAAGTTTCAGGAGCCACTCTGTCAAGGAAATACAGGTTTTCTTTCATGTTTCTGCTGTCAAGCCAGAACCACGGAGAACCAGTCTTGCCGGACTGTTTTCTCAGTTTGTTCCAAACAATAACTTTGAACATTCCCTGATATACGTTATAATCATTGTTTGCTACCGACGGCTTTTTGTCACTGTTGGCAAGCTCAAGAGCAGTTTTTGCGTTTTCAAGTCCAACCATTAGAATATCACCAAAAAATGAACCCTGATTACCAACATCGTCCGTGAATTGCCCCATTGTCACTATGTTTCCGTTGAGATTATCGCCGTCAAGCGTATCTGTGGTTTTGTTATCGAGATAGGTTGAACTTACCTTGCCGCTTTTGCTGACATGGGTATCGTCAACAAACGGCTCACCATCAGCCGATAATGTCCATGTATAGGACTCGTCATCCATAGTAAAAGACGTCTGATCTGCGTTTACAAATATAGCCGCCGCAAAGTCCTCCTGTGTGTTGTAGCCCGAATTCATCAAACCGCCAGCCCTGTTGCGCATATTAAGCAGTTTGTTGTCGTCAAGGAATTTTCTTCCAAATATTTCAGTGAGGGAGAATTCCTCAAATGAAATATTTTTAGTGAAATATTCCTGAACGTCTTCATAGTTTCTGGTACCGTGCATTTTTTTCATACGGCCATGCGCCGATGTTCCGCTTATTGCAACATCGGGTTCATCGACGGGTTGTCTGGTGAATAGCTCCTCTATAATGCTTTTGTTGGCTCTTTGCTGTCCGATTTCCTCCATAAATGCAAATATGGTTGTATCGTATTTGCCAACAAGGTTATTAAATTCTGTAGCTGTGTAATTAATCATTTATGCCACCTCCCTTTATATTGCAGGGGCAAAGATTACATAAATTGAACTGGTCGGAGAATCCGCCGTTGCAACCTTATGAACCAATAGCCCCGTGCCTACCGCTACCGCACCGTTAACGCTTGTTCCAACAGATGCGGAACCAATATTAACTTTGGCGCCTGCAACCGTGTCGGCTGTTATGGCTGTAGACGGTGTAGTTTTCCATACCTGATTGTCATTGACAGGTATTACCGTTGGATAGTAACTTGCCGTTACTACGGATGAGGCGGCTGAAACCTGACAAACTGCGTATACTACGTCGGCTGTATCTGCATAGCAAAGGGCACCGCCCGTTGTTTTCAGAGCCTGACCGACATATAACGCATATCCGCTTAGTGCGGGTAATCTTTTATCCGTGGTGAGACTGTTGCCGTCACCCTGGACGAATTTTGCAAATTCAAACATAATTGAATCCCTCCCAATAAACAAAATAACGGGAGGTTATTCCCGTCATTCCGTTCTGTGATATTTTTGGTAATACATCTTTTGTTTTAACGGATCTTTGATTCCGGATTTCTCAAGTTGTCTTTGAGTTTCGACAGGCACAATAACATTTTCGTATTCTGCCGCTGCGTTTGCTCCGTTAACTTGTGCAGTGTGAGCTGTGCTCATTAAAGTAACCTTTGCCTGATTTGCGCCGGTCTTTCTGGCGCTTTCAACATCCGTGTCGTATCTGTGCTCCTTAAGGTGACTCAGCAATGAACGCTTGCTCTTTCCTTCATCCCACGCTTTCCATACCTCTTCGGGTATGTCTTTCGCTTCTTTAATGTCAGGAAACACTTTTTGCGCCTCTTTAAAAGAATTGACAAGGAACCTGTCCTTGCGCTCTTTTTCGGCGGCTTTAATCAGCGGATGTTCATTTACTTTTTCGTCAATCTTTTTTGTCAGCACTTCGTAGATTTTGCCTTCATCGACTACGGGTTTTTCAGGTTGCGTTATTTCAGGCGTTTCGCCTATGCTTTCAAGGTATTCAAGATACTCGTCCACGCTTGAAAAGCCTTCCGGTAAAGCCTTTTTGGTAAGCTTGTCGAACTTGGTTTTGTATCCCTCATTCTCTTTCATAAGGTTGTCTGTCATTTCAGCTTTCCTTCTCAGTTCCGCAAAGGCAGCGTTTTGAGAGTCATTTTTAAAATCTTTCTGCTCGGCGACAACAGAATCGTTTGCGCCTGTGTTTTCTGTTTGGGTTGCGGCGACCTCCCCACCGTTTGCGCCTCCACCATCTACTTCTTCCATAAATGGCTGTTTAATATATTCAAACATAAATAACCTCCATTAATTTGAGTTTTCTGCCCGATCTCACGGGAATTTTTTTAGGACTTTCCTTTGTTCTGGCAGGGTTTAGATCGTAAATCCTTGCCCTTCATTACCTGGGTTGTGGACTGCGGCTTTTCGCCGTTTGCGGAACCCATTGTATAAGTTCCTTTATTGGGCATAACCTTCTTCATGTGTATCACCTCCTTAACTTGTCGTTTATGATAATGTTCATCATTGCTTCTTCTTCTGCTTCTGATACTTCACGTGAAGGAATGTTGCCCTTCTGTGAAGCCAGCATATCCCGGACATACTGCAAGTCTGCGCCGGGGTTGTAATGTACTTTGGTGGTGCTGCGCCCTTTTTCGCCCCCGCCCGGTAAAGAATATGTTCCTTTGTTTTTCATCATTTGAATCACCCCTCTATATCCATCAATTCAAAGGCTTCTCCATCCCGCCATAATTCTTCCTGCATCTTTTCGCCCTTTTGTAAACCTGTTATTTTGACCGTACAGCCTTCAAACTCCTTTAACAGGTCTGATATCTTATAGCAAGGCATATTGAACACCACAAGGCCGTTATAGTCCTCTGTGATTGTCCTGATAATGCCTTTTGCCACGCTTTCTTTACTTGCCATATACCTTTCACAGTTTAAATCTGTCACCGTCAACGGCAAGCCCTGTCTATACTGTTCGCGCCAAACTTCGATAACAGAGCCGCTTGAACCAATTACGTTACCGCTTCTGGTTACAATAAACCTTGTTCTGTTTTTCCCCTGCCATTGCCAGGCGCTTAAAACAAGCCCTTCCGCCAAAGCCTTTGTGTAAGCGTACATGTTACAGGGATTTACAACCTTATCAGTAGACATTTGTACAAACGCCTCGATGTTATTTTCAAAGGCGCATTCAAGAGCATTCTGTACGCCTACAACATTTGTCTGTAGAGCTTCAAAAGGTGAGCCTTCGCAGAAAGAAACGTGTTTTAAAGCTGCACAATTTATGACTATATGGCAATCCCTGAAAGCTAAATTAAGTCTGCTTTTATTTACTATATCGCCGATAAAATATCTTAACTTGGGATGATCGCCGTATTTCTGTTTCAATAAAAAGAACCTATACTCATCACGGGCATAAATTCTTATTGCGTGTACATCCGTATTTATCAGCTGTTCAATCAAGGCTTCACCAACTGTGCCAGTTCCGCCTATTATTAATATTGTTTTATCAGATAGCAACTTTTGTACCTCCTATTTTCTGCGCAATTGAATTTAACAATTGTCCCTGCGGATTTGCCTGTTTTGCCGCCTCGACCTGTTGCTGTTGCTGCATCATTTGTTGCTGCGCCATCATTTGCTGGTCGTATTGTTCCTGCAAAGCCTGTTGAATCGTATCGGCATATGGAAAGCTTAATTTTGACATCAGTTTCCAAACTAACAGATTTCTTTCAGATGGTTCAAGATACCCACCGCCAGCCAACTCTTTGATTTGTTCAATTAATACGGTTCTGTTTTTACTCATTGCAGCTTCTGCCGATATTTCAATGTCCCAACCTGACCACACGGGAGTATCACCCTGCATTTTCACCATATCGAGTTTGTTGAACGTACCATATTCGGGTTTTAGTTTATTGTCTATCCTGTAAGGTCTGTCGCCGTCAGAAAAGCAAAGTATGTGGTCACACAGTAATTGATATATCCGCTTGTAGGCAATATTTTTTTCATTTGCCTTTATGCCTATTTTCTCCGCCGTCTGGTTAATAAGTGAATCCGTCATTTTGCCGGACTGTGATTCACCTTTGTTTATACCCTGCCATACTGATGTAATGCCTATCATGTATTGAAGCTGGTCGGATATGAACGAATAAAACTCAAGAGCTTCCCGCCCATTGTCCTTGAAGTCTACGGCTAAAAAGTTATGCACATCGTTTACGCCAATAACGGTCAAACTGTCATTATCCAGCAATGCAGCAGCTTCTTCTTCCATAGCTTTGCTGTACAGAATCTTTGTCGTACCTTTGAGAATCTTTTCCTCATGCTTGTATATCATCTTTTTCATTGTCTGCTCAAAATCAGCGGTTCTTTCAATGTCCGATATACCAACTATCGACTTTGAACGCGGGATGTTATTCTGTATAACTATCGGAATGGACTTGGGCCCCTTGGGATAATAGTAAGGAACCTGTGTACCTTGAGGTATTTTGACAACAGGAGTTTTGATTTTATTTACTGCTCCCGAATCATCCGTTACATCTTCCTCGATTTCCGTCATATAATCCTCGTCAACGGTTTCATAATCAAGAAAAGCTTCATTGCCTTTTTCATCCTGGACATATTCTTCTTTTTCAGGATCGTACCTGCGCCTATGGTAATACTTTGGCTTTTTTGACAAAATGAGTTTATCGCTGAAAACCGTCAGGCAAAGCTCATCATCATCATCAAGATACCACTTTTCTATAATGGTATACTTTGTAAGCGGGTGATTCATCTGCTCAGTCATAAGATCAATATGTGCGTTTGCATCATTGGTGTTATGCACTTTTGAACCGTTGCCGTCGCCTACTGTGTCATACTTTATATCAGCGCAAAGCCCATAATCGGGTAACTTTTTAGCAATATCGCCGTACTTTTTGATGCATTCCTGCAAAGTCACGTTTTCAATATGGTACATGCAGCGGCATTTGTTCTTGTCTACGCTGCCAGCCGCCCACGCTATATTCTTTGGGTGAACTTCGACTATCTCAGGTCTGCCTCTGAATCCGGGGCCTTGATAGTTGTTATTCCATAGAACCTTATAGCAGGTCATGCCGTGCTTTTTTACTACTCTTTCAGCGGATGAATTGACCTCGTCAAGATCACTGTTTCTGATAGTATAGTCTGCTTCTGCCTGTAATTTTTTTACGGACAGTTCATCATCTTCCGCCACAGGTTTAAACACTGCTTCGGGTATGTTAAGGTCAATCTGTGCCTCTATAATGGACTGCGATATTCTTATGGGTGTACGCGCATCATCTGTAGCACTGGCGGAATATGTATTGCCAAACGTCCTGTCACCGACATAAATCTTTTCCTCACGGTCAAACTTATCATTCCACGGCTGCTTTTCCTTGTCGGCGGCTTCGTACTCTTCCATAAGGGTAGTCGCTTCTCTGACCATTTCATCTATATCTTTAATTTCCTGCATTTTCCTTTTCCCCCTGTCTATAAGGGTTTTAACAGGTCGAAATATATCCACGTTATCACCTGCTTTTTATTCAAGAATCCGTTTCTTTATCTGCACACGCTGTAACGACTTGCCGTATTCTTCCAAAAACTGGGATACGGGAAAGCCCACGTCTCGAAAACCCAACATTGCATACGCCGCCACGCCGTACATAAATTCAATATCAAATGTGTTTTTATAGGCCGTATCTGTTCGATAAAGCTTTTCGTCAAACGTTGCCATAAGACCGATAAGCCGTTCTGCGGCAAATTCCATAAGTTCATCTTTGGACATTTTGCACATTGATTTCCGTTTGGTTTCGGGACGCTTCGGAACGTCTTTTATAGGTTTAACTGTTGGAGCCATCCTGATTTCAGGCGTTGCGGTGTTTTCAAAATCCATTTCATTTCCTCCCATATTTCTTTTGATAATATCGTTTCAGTTGCGGGTTTTTTGTTGAATCTATTAGTATACTTGGATGAGTGTACTTTGTGTTGTCCCACTTCTCAGGTTCGGGGGCTGTATATGCGCGTTGCTGTGAGCGGGCTTCATGCTGCAACGCAAAGGCGAAAATGGTATCATCATGACAACCTGTTTCATGCTCAGGTTTTCCGCTATCTTTGTATATAAAAGTTGTCATATCAAGCAACGTATCAAGGTCATTAATTGTTTCAGAGTTTTCCCTGACAACCGCCCTTATCCTGTCGATTACAACCGGTCTTGTTGTGCTTGTATTTTTCCAACCGAACGTTTGTTGTTTATCTTCGTGAATTTTGTCAATGTTGGCTCTTTTGTACTGGTTATAATACCCTAGTCTTTGTACTTCTTTAACTGTTGTATAGCCGTGTCCGTCCTCCTGAACCTCAATACACAGCAAAGCATTGTTGTAATACTTGGCAAGCTTGAATAGTTCAAATCCAAATGGCTCAGGCTCCATGTGAATTTTTATTGCCGCCACTTGTTCACACGTTACATTGTCGCCAACCGACGCCGTGCTGTAATCACCGTCTTTTAGCCCTGCGGCAGTATCTGAACCGACCGTATAAGGCTTGTTTCGCTCAGGATGCTTGAATATTTTCACTACTCCGTATTGGTTGGGAATAAACTTGATTTTACCGCCCGTATATTCCAAATCACCAATTTCAAAGGGTTTAGTCTTGTATCTGCTTCTTAATATCTCTATCCGTTTTTGCACTTTTGCAAGGTCAAATACAGGACGTCCGGTGTGAATAAAAGCTTCTTCCGGTGTGCTTGGATTTTCCTGTTTCATAAGGTCTGTGTCGCCTTGGCAGTCATTTTCTAAACTCCAGCGATACCACTTAATTCTTTCTGCCGGTAAATTAAAAAGCTCAACAAGCATTTTTTCATACTCATTGAGATTGCTCATTATCCGTTCACGTTCTTCTTCTGTAACGGGCATCTGGTATTCTTCATGATCAAACCAGCTAAAGAAAAGCGGTACAAATTCATTTTCTTTATTGCAAGCCTTATCCCACATTTCTTTGAAAAAATTGAAACCCTGTGCAGTTGATTCAATAATGACGCATGAATCTTTCGTTTTTGGTACTGACTGCATTATGCCTATGAAAATCTGCTTTGCGTCGCCCTCATAAAACGCCAACTCTGATAAGTGAACGTAATGATGAGTGTCGGAACGTCCTATGCCTGAGCCTCCTGCTGTGGCTATCTTGAATCTGCTGTTAAGCCCGAATCCATCCGATTTATCCGTACTTGGCTTGTCAAATATCAGTTCCTGCGAATTTGATGCTTTTCTGAGCGGTTTTATTATCGCAGGAAGGTTGTCGTACATGAACTTTGTCTTGTTGAAAATCGCATTTGTTGATTTGTCGGTATGCGCAACTACTAAAGCGGTTTTATTGAACGCTGTAGCCGTTTTATGCAGATATTTTGCCTGCACATAAGTTGATACGCCGGGCTGTCTTGGTTTAAGAATAATAAGTCTTACTGGCTTTCCTTTAGTCTCAATCTCCTTTATTTTATTGTCAATCTGCCTTTGGATGTTATTCATAACAAAAGACACTTTTTGGGTGTCCTTGTTGATTATTTTTATGAACTTTTCTGAATATACATCAAAGTCAAGCAGTTTTTTTAGTTCTTCCACTACCCCACCCCGTTTTTCGACATAAAAAAATAAGGCAGTTTCCCGCCTTATTCAAAATATATTTATAGGAGATAAGCCATATTGTTAACTAAGTAGTGCCTGTGTTCTTTTAAGTAAAGTGTTTCTTAACCTTTTGTATCTTTTAACGGCATCAGTTATTTTATAAGCTTTTGTGTTCACATCGTTTGTCTTAATTCTAAGTACATCCCAATCACTTCCAAGTAAACCCAAAACTTTCTTATCCCGTTCCTCATCTCTCTTTTTGTTTTCGATACCGTGATATAACTCGCCATCAATTTCAAGTACAATTTTGTAATCTGGCAATAAAAAATCAACTTTGTTTCTTCCAATTTTATACTGATGCTTTAGCTTAATCTTGTCCTTTATCAACACTAACGCTGCCATCATTTCTTCTGTGCTGCCAAACCATCCGTTTTTATTTATGTATCCATGCATTTTATTGATCGCTATTTGGTAATTATTCATATTTTGGTGCTGTTGAGCCAATCTCTGAATTGAACATTCCAACTTTTTGTATGCTTTTTGTAAATACTCAGGATTTTCATTTAATTTTTTCGCATTTGCTGCTTCACGTTTGCATTTAGAGCATGTATAATCTTTGCCTCGGATGTAGCTAAGCATTTCAAACTGCATTTTGCACTTACAGCAAGGCACGGTATAATAAATTGCCCTTCCTGCCTTTCTCATTGGTATATTGTCTTCAACCGCATATTTATACACTGTATTGACACCGCCTTTCGTGCTACGCCTCATATACAATGACGAGAAGGAAGTAAGGCAACTTCTTTTCGCTCCGTCGAGCTATCTCGCCATGCTTATATTATACCACAATATTACTATAAAGCAAATTAACTCCGCAAAACTACACACTTTCATTAATGTTTTCGCATAATTTTTTTAACGCTTCATTTCTCAATTCGTAACATCTAGTTTCTTGGTAATGGATTAGTGGGAAAATTGCTTTCCAGCTATATCCTTTAAAATATCTTAGTTCAATTATTTTATGCTCAGTCTCGGTTAATTTTGTAAGTCCATTCATAACTACTTTTTCGGTTTCGTTAAGCTGTTGCATTTGAGTATTGTAATATTCAAGGTGCGCTGAACAATTATCAATAATTTCTTTAACCGCTTTATACACAGCGTCTGGCAGATCGCTACTTTTTGGCATTCCATTAAGCACAGGGACACGCAATGTATCGCGTATGTTTTCTATCCTTTCCCTTTCTTTGATGATCATTTTTTCTATATCGTGTTTTCTGTTTGGTATATTTGAATATTCAAGCAATAGTCTTTCTATATGTAGCACATTCAAATGATACACCCCCATCACACCTTCCTGAAAACTGGTTTTTCGCAATGTCCGTTTATCAGTAAATCTTTTGCAGTTCCCTTATCGATTGCCTTTCTACAAATCGTCAGCGCAATTTCTGCGGCTTCTATTGTTACAGCAACGTCATTCAGCGTATGGCTAAATGAAGGAGCTATATAAGGCATTAAAATGCCTTGGTCAATCATACATTGGTCAAATAAAGTTTTAAGCTCCATGTATGAAAATGATATTAATGGATTTGCACCTTCAATTATTCCCGTTCCTTCTTTGCCGTGGCATTTTATTTTGATATGTTCGCTTAAATATGTTCCGTCCGACAACTGCGTATTGTTTTTTAGTATAGCCGCACTAATACCATTTACAAGAAAACGTCCTGTTTGATTCAAATGCATAATTACGTTTTCATTTTTTATTTCCCTTATGGTAGCTATTGCCGCCGCCAAATCAGGCGTATTGCTAAAATAAGTACCCGAAAGCAGAAATACATTTCCTTTGCCTCTTAATCCCAAATCAAACAGTTCTTTTCTGCCAGCCAGGCAGCTTACAGCATATCCATTTCCCATTCCTTTTCCATAACAGGCTAAGTCAGGCTTGATGCCATATAGCCCTTGTACGCCTCGTATATCGTACCGGAACCCAGATATTGTTTCGTCAAGTATAAACATGCAGCCGTATTTGTCGCACAGGTCACGGATGTACTGCAGCTTTTCTTTTGTAACGTCTACCGTAGCGGGGTCAAGCATTATTGCGGCTACGTTATTGACAAATGTTAGATACTCAAGTTCTGTTATTTTTTCCGTATCGCTTATTTTGCAACGTTTTTTAAACATATCATTGTATGAATATTTACCAACTCGTTGATTTTTCGGTATGCCGCCATTCACAGGCGTTGTGCCGATAAAAAAGTCAGCTGTGCTTATAAATGGGTTTTCTTCAGCAATCAGCACAATATCTCTGCCTGTATAAGCCCTTGCAAGTTTTACGGCGGCATGTGTAGCGTCACTCCCATTTTTCCCAAACTTGCATTCCTCGCCCAGCTTCAATTCCTGCGTAATAATCTCGCGTAATTCGCCTTCATATGGATTAGATCGCGTAAAACATACGCCTTTGTCTATGGCTTTCTTTGCTGCATCATCTACTGCGGGATAACAATAACCTAATAAGACAGCTCTTAAAGCCATTCCCCAATCTATAAACTCCCTGCCATCCGTCGCTGTTACGTGACAGCCCTTGCCGCTAATAAAAGTGTCAGGCGCGTTATTTGGGAAACAATCTTGTGAGCGGCTGTATGTAGCGTAGTATTTCATTCTTTTGTAACCTCCTTTTTCAATATGTGGTCAAAGTTTGATACAGGGTAAAGAGAAACAAATATTTTGGCCAAATGAACAACCATAACTTCATTGAATTGTTTCTTTTGCCTTCTGGTTGTTTCTGAAACGTTCGCTTCATCCATTAAATCATCAGCTATGTCGCAAATTTCTCCAGTTACAATATGGTATAGTTCATGTATTATTGATTCATACCAATCAGTAGATAAGGCTAAATGGTCTACATTAATGTATATTCTGGCTTCTTTTCTTAGCCTATATCTTTCGCACATCATTGCAGTGTCCAGATCATCAGAATTCATCAGATGTTTTACTTCATACTGATTCGTATATATAATTTCAATATCCCAGTCCATGATACGCATAATGCGCCGCAATTCATTTATTATCTGCTCAATCTGTTCCTTTGTTGGCATATATTTCCTCCCATAAAATTTGGCATTAAAAAACAGCCATTTGGCTGTCGAGATGTGCTAAGTTCTTATTTTGAATGCTTTGTTTTAGATAATATCAGATATGCGAGCACAAGTATTGCAGCGCCTATCAACTCACCGATAAAAAAATCCGCAAAGTTGTTTATTTTAAGCCCTCCCTTCTATCTTTCCAAGCATATCCATCACCACTTTTTCATCATCATGGCTGAACAAATACTCTGCTTTGCACTGTATAGCATCAATGAAATTCTGCATTTCGGCAATATACATCTGTTCGCATATGTTAGCATTGTAACCGTCTGCCGCCTTGCCTTTGTCGTAACCATACGTTATAACTGCACCGTCAGGATATTCAAGTGATACATAGCTGTTGTTCCAGTTCCACAGCAGATTGCACTTTTCGCCAACGATACGCAGTTCACGGATAGCGGGGCGGGAAACAATATCTATAAGTATTGAACCAATGCAAGTAGAAAAATGTACAGTCATAGCGTACACATCTAAAGATGATATTTGGGCATCATCCATTTTTTTATCGCCCATTCCGCCAACTGCCATCGGGCGGCCTAAAAGGTATGCCAGCCAACTTAATTCAAAAACCAGCATTTCTTTGCCGCCATATGCCGCCGCATAATAATTTGCAAAATCGAACCCCTTCGGTCTCCAATCCCTGATGTGCTGTCCAAGATGATATTGAAAAGTATAGATTTTACCTATCAAGCCATCACCTATAATCTCGCACATTTTTTGAATCCCAGGATGATAAATTAGTGAACAGGATGGGTAATACGGGCCTTCTGTATAGTTTACAATGTCGGCCTCGCAAAATACAGGTATCCCAAGCTTTGACGCGAACGTAATATATGTACCTTTAGTTTTTGGGGGACTACAGACTATCATTGCGTCAGGTTCATATATCTGCGCAACCTCATCAATGGTCGCTTTGTCTGTCACATCCCATACCGCAAAATTATTATATCCAAGTGCTTTCAAACACCTTTGCCTACGTTTACTCATACTTCCGTTACCCACTAGCAAAAAGCGCATATTATTTTACCCTCCCTATCATTGCATCAGTTCCGCAGTCCATATCAGTCAATGGGTTGTATGGTACATTATCATGAGTTGCATTTATCACGCCGCCGCATGAAGCTATATATTTTTTGCTGTCAATTTTAAATTCGAGCCGGCAGTACTCGCCGTTATGCTTTGACAGCATATCCACAATGTTTGTTTTACCAATAGTCAGTTTCATAATTCCACCTCTATAAATCTTTCCGTTTCGTCAATATCGTTCAAGCAATCACCGTTGAATCTAGTGCACGCCAGCCACTATAAAACGCACGCTATTTTATGTCTCCCTTTGTTTTGTATTGGCTCCGTAAACGCTCTTTTTATGCTCCAGTGGTATCTAATCCTGCTTTTAAGAACAAAATAATCAATATTAAGTTCTCTTGACCATTGCGCTAGTGTTTGCCTTTTACCCTTGTACGTTATATAATGGTTACTCCTTGTATTATTTGCCTGTACGGTTTTTGTCGTCCATCTGCAATTGTTTGGTTCATAGTTACCATTTACATTGATACGATCGATCGTCAAATCGTCAGAATAACCATTAGACAACGCCCAATCACGAAATAAAATATATTCATACCATTCTGAGCAAATAATTATCCCGCGGCCTCCATAATTTTTGTAATCTTTTAAATTAGCATTGCTACACCTACTGTGAATTTGCCTCCATATCCTATGTAATCTTGTTTTACTGTCTCCGTGTATTGTACGTTTAACCTTTTCCCGTTGTAAACATGAGCAACTTTGAGTTTTGCCCCAACGCAAATCATTTACTCTTACAATTGTTGTCTTGCCGCAATCACATATACACTCCCATTTAATTGGTGTGTTTTTTGTTCCATGTGAATGCATTTTTGTTACAATTAATCGTCCAAATCTTCGCCCCGTCAAATCTTCGAATTTCCCTGTCATTTTTACATCACTCCTTTGCATTAATTATATCACTTTTACATCACTATTGCAAACATTTATGCGTATGTGTTATAATGGCTTCGGGGGTGATATTATGGTTTCAAAAGACAATACTCGCATAATCGTTTCGTTACCAAAAGCATTAAAACAGCAACTTGAAGAACTTGCAAAGAATGAAAACCGGTCATTGAGCAATTACATTTTACATATTCTGAAAGAGCACTCTGAGTCACGTTAAATCAACTTCAATAAATCTTTCAGATGTATCTAATTCATTAAGGCATTTCCCGTCATAATTGTAAACGGCACTATGCCCATTTGCATTTATACCAATAGTCAGGCACCTGCCTTCAATCGCCCTTGCTTTAAGCAAAGCATCCCAGTGATGTATCCGTACAAGAGGCCAATCGGCAGGAACCAAAATTAAATCAGGGTTAACCATTTTTGCGAACAGTTCCGGAAAGCGAA